TTTGGATCTGACATAAGGCTTCATGTTTATATCTGTCACGAAGTTACCAACACCAGTGGTAAAGCTATTAGTGCTACTGGTCAAAGTAGATGTTGTTACTCGCTGATTTTGCTCATTAAATCGTCGGCGATTTTCAGTAAAGTTTCGACTATCTAATACCTCAACATCTTCTTTTGTTAATGGCATAATTTCTTGAAGATTGTCAACTAGATCCAGTATAGGACCAGCTATATCGATTTCAAAATCTATAGCTGGATTCTGAATCACATCATAGCCAGAATCAAATGGGGGTGAAATGAATGCTTTGCCAGCATAATTGTAGAAGTTAGAAACACAGTTTCTGAAGCTTGTCGCATATGGTTGACTGATTACTGATACGCCATCGGCACTACTCACTGCTATAGTGGCTACGTTTTTCCACTGATTTGCTGTGCTGCCAGATAGATACGTCAAATCGATTGGGAACTGCTTCACTGCAGGACTTACGATTGTTCTAGACTTATCTAGCGAAGCTTTAAACTCAGGATCAATAACTTCGCCGAGTAATAAATCATTAAAGGAGTCTGCTAAGATTCCGTTCTTGAACCTGTCGGTGCCATCAGCACCTTTGATCAGAAGACTTTTAGTGTCTTGCTCAAGTAAACTTAAGCTGACCAAATTTACCATGCTGTCAACTTTTTGTTCAAGTTTACCGATATCTTTCATAGTATAATTGTTTACAGAGATATCCTTAATCTGTATTCTATCTTCGCCAGTAATTCTAGTTACGTTACCAGGAACAAAGATAGTAGTTAATGCAAACTTATCGTCAGTGTTTGGTGCGCTAGGATTTTCACTCTCTGTTCCTTTCAAGATGCTTATGTTCGAATATTCATCAACAATGATTCGATCTACTCTTGATAAGTAGTACTCGTGCGTAGCAGAGATTACGCTATCTACTCCAATAGCTATACCGTTACTAAACGTTACTGCGTCTAATGTAGTTGCTGATCCGGCACCACCTGCTTGTTGTGCATATCCTACTTTAGGTGTTGCGTATGGTCTAAAGTCATAGCAGTTCAACGGACTATAATCTATACCGTCCTTAGCTGTAAACTTTCTAACCAAATTCTTACTGGTAACGCCAGCGTAACTGTCTACTGTTAAATATCCACCAGCACTTGGTGTTGTTCTAGAAAGAACCTTAACATTTATAGTTAGAGCTGATCTAGTGCTAGATATGCTCTCTCCAGACTTCAGCTTAATGTATGATAGATCGTAGAAAGTGTCTTTTTGATTATTTACTAATCTAAACTTACCTGTAACGTCCTTAGGATCATCTCCACCAGTGTTATCTGTGACAGAGATTAACTGTATTGCATTAGGTAGACCAATATTCGCAATTCCTGTGCCCTGATTTAGAGTGGATTTAACAAACACGTCTTGCTCTGCTAACGAATCTTGTGTAGTATTGGTTACTATGGCATCATAGTAGATTATAGAGTTGTCGTCTAAAGCGTTATTGGTGAACTTGATAGTCACTGTTCCATTGCCGTCTATAGTAGGCGCAAGGGCTGGCTTGAGTATTGCGTTAGATTCTATAGCAAATATATTATCTATCTGAGGAAATTCGTTTGCAGTTGCGGCTATAGTGACAACATCATGGCTACTATCACTAGTAGCAGTTGAAGTGATTGTTCGTCTTTCAACCAAATTCACATTAGTGATGCTGGTCATACTAGATTTACCAGCATCAAATATTCTTCTAGCTCTATTTGGATCAAAGAACTTAAATCCGCCAGTAGCGATTACAGTCGTGAGACCAGCGTCAGACCCCAGTTGTCCTATCTGTGTAGGAAGAAGATTCTCCTTACCTGCAACGGTTACTACGCCGTAAATATATATTCGACCTTTAGCGTAAATATCGGCCACGCCATATACGTTACCTGGCGTGACGTTAGATACTGAGCAAGTCGCAATCGTACCACTACCATCTATCAGTCTATACCTAGTTCCGTCAAGATTGAAATTATGCAATACTTGAGCATCAGATGAATCGAACTCTAAATATTGACCATATCCTATGCCAGTGTACTGATTTGTTTTAGTCTGTGTTGTTGTTGTTGGAGAAATAGCAAGCTTTTTAGAAGAAACATTACCTATCTCTCTTCCGAATACGTAGGCTTTACCTGGAGAAACTACAGCATACGATGTAGATCCAATCTGTTCTAGAGACGTGTCTAGTCCATTTGTAACATAGTTGCCAGATTCTTCATAAGTTCTTCTTGCCAATTCTGTCGTGATAGAATTGAATTCTGTTGTGCTTCGTATTCTAGTTGGCTTACCATCTACATATCGAATAAGAGCGAAGAATTCTGTAGGCTCTGACGCTGTTGGATAAGATACCAATGTCGGCACTAGTTGAAGTCTGTCTGCACCTGGAGCATTCTCGTTGTTAAATCCTGAAGCATTGTCTAATAGGCTAGTATCTGCACTAGAGTTGATTAGATTTTCGCTTACAGTGAAACCGACTGAACTTGTTCCAGGCGTATTAGTGTACTTCGATACAACTATAAACTGGTTGTCTACAAATATGAAGTGACCTTTTTGATATATTACGCCTTCTTCACATGATATGCCAAAAGATTTGCCTGCATGTCCTGCGCCTGTATTAACAGTAACACTCTGTACAGTTTCTCCACTAGAGTTTTTAATGTCTAGAATTTCGCCTTGTATAAACTCTTTCACATCACCGGCGGTCGTAGAATCCAGTGCAGTGTTTCTATAGTTTATAAAGAAAGTCTTCAGATTTGGATCTTGAGTTTGGAAGCCATTCTGACCCTTAACTATCTCGGCTTGTATTCCAGAGGTCTGTCCAGTAACAGTGAAAGTGGTCTTAACGCCAGTCTCGTTGTTTATTATCTCGTCAAACAGAGTGGGATCTGAAAAGCCAGCCTGATCATTTAGCTTGATATAATTCAAATCATCACGAGCAGTTAAGTTAATGCCGCTAATGATGGTTCCTTCTTTATAGATATTTGATCCAAACCTCTCGACCTGCTTCTGAAGAATAGTCTGAAGTTGAGTTAGCTCTCTAGCCTGTACCGCTTTTGCCGGTTTAAACAATACTCTATTGAATTGCTTAGTCTCGTCAAAATCGTCGTAGTATGGAGAAACCTTTAAATCTGTATTGATGCCCATGGATTACTCTTTCCTTAAAAGTCAAATATGAACTTTATCTTCTCTTTACGAGTCGCAGTTCTTTCTATAGGATCAAAGTCCATGAAGTGAAGAAGCTCTCCACTAAATTCGTTATATGATCCATAAGTTATGGTGTCAGTTGTATTTATACTATCCGTACTGACATTGGCTGCTGTAAGTGTGGACCTAATCTGTATAGGTCCAATATGTAGCTTGCTCTTGAAGTTACCCTTATAGTCAACTAACCTAACTACAGTGTCGCTCTCAGAGGTAAATGTTGCGCCAACTGTGTTGCCCTCTACAGTCACTATTGCGCCACCACCTGTTGCTGTTACAGTAAAGCCCGTTACGCTAGGTGAGGTGCCTGTAACAGCACTCACTAGATATCTAGTGCCTGACGTGTGTCCCGTGATCGATCCTGTGCCAGTGAACGTACCGTCAACAAGAACTCTATCTCCTACCTTAAGTGTCGCGGCCGCACAAGTAAATTGTCCAGAGGTACCACTAATAGCGACACTATTTAACGTTCCTCCTCCTAAGAGGGATTCGTGTATTCTGGCGACAACAGTCTCTTCTCCTGAAGCACCGGTGAGAGTTGATATAGCCTTGGATACCTTGCCTCGTTTGGTAACATTTGATGCTTTCCATGCAGAAGTCCCACTTGAAGTGAACTTACTTCCAAGTGATGGCACAGAGTCTCCAGAATATCCAGTAGTCCATCCTAATGCTGTCCAGTCGGCTAGTGTCATAGCCAATGTTGTAGGAAGAACTCCGTCGGCAGAGTTTACGCCAAGATCGGTTATGATATACTCTTCTGAGTCTTGTAAATCCCTAACGTCTACAGGCTGAATGTGTTGTGTGACAAAGTGATTTACAGGATAGCTGGTAGCCTTTGATAGCCCTACGAACGTTAACGATGCTCTATTATCAAAAGAAGTAGGAGTGGAGCTGTTTATAAATGTAGGATTTTTTATAAGTCCAACCTTAGTGTAATAGTTAGAATCTGGCACTGTAGTAGACTCACCGTTAAAGTCTGTGAGTATAGCAAGTCTACTCATGGCCATTTCTGATATGGGATTAAATCCATGGCCGCCAGTAGGCGACACTACTGCCCTTAGAGCAGTGAGTCCAGGAACAGTTATGATTTCAGGATAAATCACCTCGGCACTAGCGAATTTATAGTTTGATCCTCTTTCAGCGAATGCTACCTTAGATAATGTACCTAACGCATCTATGATTCCGTATGCCAAACAAGGAGTTCCTGAAAGATCGCTATTGCTAACGTTTATTTTGATAACTAGCTGACACTGTTTGCCTGTAGCTCCTGCGCCCTGAATTGTGTCTGTAGTCTCTAATGCAACACTTATCGTATCGGCTGACGGAGTACTTGATGTGACCACATCATATAATTTTCCGTTAGAAGACCTTAAATACATTCCCTTATACGCATTACTAGCCTGAGCTAGAATTCGACCAGTTTTAGGAGTTATACTAACGACGACATCTTTAAATCTACCATCAGTTCTTGCAACCTCTGATACCAGAGTTACATCTGATCCATTTTCCGCACCCGTTGCTTGTCCAAATAAGAACTGGTTAAATTGTGCAGATGGAGTTTGCTCTACTATTATCTGAGAGATTTCTTCTTTAGCAGAAGAGATAACGTCAGTGTTTCCATAATCTGGATAAGGCAAAGGTAAACTATCAACAGTCTTGTATACCAATGCATCAGAGTCAGATACAGTGAAAAGATATTTCCATACGTATCCGTCACTGCTAGTGATAGAGATATATGTTGTTAAATCTATATTAGAGAATGTAGGCTGAACGGTTGATGCAGTGCCGTTATTATTATCTAAACACTTATAGATATAATAATTTCCTTGATCGTCCTTTACAGTCACTATACTATTGGCGACTGCGATATCTTGCACATCATCATAATCGTCGTATATGGTACCTGTCGTCCAGCTATTCTCGTAGAACATATATCTAACGTCTGCGACATCGACTTTATTTCCAAACACCACCCGTCTCTGAAAGTCTCGCTTCTCTTTTTGCGTATTGACTATGCCGGCTGTCTTATCAATTGACGATGCCATTATGTAATAGTTTGCTTCTGGTCTAAGAGCATTTAACTGGTCGTCAACGAATCCTCTGATCGCAGTCGTATCATCAGCACCTAATCCTAGGCTAGCTGAGGTATTGTAGCTGCCCAAGAGCGTGGTGAAGTTTTCTCCCAAAGAAGCATTGAGATTCTTGAACGAAGTAAACAGCTCGTTCGTGTTCTCAATCCTAAAATTTTCTGTTATTACTTTTGCCATTTTTAATCTCTTATTAGGTAATCGCTACTGTTCTCTGTGCTTTCGTTGTTGGTCCAATTATGTAAGGATAACTAGGACTTCCGTCACCTTTTGTGCTGATAAAGTATGCGTATGTTCCGTTGGGATAATCTGGAGTAACACAATATCTTCCGTTATGCTCGTCTAAAGATCCTAGATTAGCCACATATTCATAGTCTTGTATAAAGGATCCATTACTCTGCTGTGCAAAGCTAAACACTCTACCAGATGAGACCTGAGTCTTCAGTACATAAGAGCTTGTCATAGAAACAACAGATCCCTTAACAGTAGGTGTCGCATATCCTTTAGGTCCATATATTGGATAACCATCAAAGGATATACCAACAATCTTAGAGTGCCCATCTGCATGAGTTAGACCAGAAGTATAATATGTCGAGCTGGCTGTGAATACGCTATCCCATCCAGAAGACAAGAACTTACCAGATCTATACGTGTATATATCTGTGCTAGTATCGCTATTATCTATGGGCTTGGCATCACACGGATCTAGGTTAAAGTCTTCGTTTTTATGTACTACGTCCCAGTTGAATCCTAAAGGAGCATTGGCTACTGGACTACTTCCAAACAAGCCAATGTCTCTAGTAAATGGTGGCATTATCAGCACACCATTAGATGTGATGCCTACCGCATGTGAAAGTAAAACGCTTAATGTCTCGGGAGATGAATGTTGCACTCCATAGGTCAGTCCTGTTGGAGTGCCTGCTGTGGTCGTTAGTGCAGAGCCTGCTGATGTAGTTAGCGTAAAGCCTGTTACGTTAGGCGAGGTGCCTGTGACTGCATTCACTAGCCCTATGCCAGGAGAATAGTTATTGATCGATCCTGAGCCACCAAATGTGCCGCTAATCGTTACTATGTCGCCTACCTTAAGTGTCGCGGCTGAACAAGTAAATTGTCCAGTGGTACCACTAATAGAAACTCCAGTGAGATTTGTTCCTGGTACATATGATATAGGCGCAGTCACATCTTGAGGACTATCTACGACACCATTGCCTCCCAGATAGCTTATTGTATACGTTTTACTGACATCGCCAGATATACTTCTACTATCAGAAAATGTTCTGGCTGTACTACCATTATTCACCAAGTTATCTCCAGCTTTAGCCGGAAAGGGATCATGGTCGGTAGTAAATATAAGTGTAGACATATTCTTTCCTTAACTCACTGTTTCAATGTATGCTGGAAGTTCTCCAACTATAGGAGCGCCCTCTGACCATATTTTCCATTGGAAATAGGCATTAGGAAACGTCTCGCCGCTAGTGTCAAGTGTTGAAGGATCAAGTATAAAGACCAGAGCGACCATAGTTATATTACTTCTATTTATCTGTGTATTTTTGATGTCTATTGATGCGGACAAAGCTTGTTCGGGATTAGTAGAACTGTAAGCAGGAAGAGTAATTGTGGCAGACCTAGCAGTTGTTATGCCATCAGTCGCTTCAATAGCAAATCTGAATCCAGAAGTTTGATCTCTACTACTGATATTAACAGCAAGAGTATCATATCCAATCCAATTATTTCTAGAAGATAGATTGATGTAAACTTTATCTTCAAGTACCTCGGTACCCTCGTGTGAGTCGTCTTTGAAGCGAGTGGTACCAACTATAGTGTTATACTTATTCGATATATCATATGCAGTAAGAACTGGATAAGGTATAAGCACTTCGCTTGCAGACTCATTATCCGCAGCAGATTTTCTGGTGCTTATAGATGCATTATCTGTAACGCCAATCTCATACGCAGAATCAAGCTCAACTTTACTCATGAATCTAGTCTTGAGCGTGGAGTTTGGAGAAAGTACGTCTCCAGCTAATAACACATCATCGACAGTTGTCTCAAAAGGATTTTGTCTACTTCCTACAGGAATATACGTTATGCCGGTTGTTGTTCCGGTAGTGGTTGTCAGTGTTGTAGTAAAATCAAGGATGTCATACAACTTAATGCCTGTCTGATGACCACTACCGTCAAACACAGCAGAACCGCCCCAATATAACTTACCGCTCTCAAATGTTAGCCCGTCAGTGTTTCCTGTGGCAGTTACTAGAGACACATCATAAGTTGATGCTGTCCATTGGCCTGCTATAGCATTTCTAGCCTCGACTAGAGTGAATTCCGTGACGTTAGAAGCGGTTCCTGTAACAGAGGATACTTTATATATGCCTGCTTCACCTCCCAATGCTCCATTACCTGAAGTTCCGTCAAATGTACCTGTCACACTGATTATTTGGTTTACAGTGAGTGTGGTTGCATCACACGTAAATTGTCCAGAGGTACCACTAATAGCAACTCCGCTTAGTACTGCTCCAGTGTAACCTGTTATAGTGCCATTTCCTCCACCAACAGCTAATGCGCCTACAAGGGCATGAGCATATACTGTGCCATCGCCGATAAGGTTAAATGCATCAAAGGTGATGTCTCCAGTAGTGCTTGCTATGGCAACATTTGAGCCATATGAATTTACGCCAGAAGCATTGGGCGCACCCAAGAATACTGGACTAGACTGCGTTTCAAATATGAATGGCTTAACATAGAATGATTCCATACTAGCATCTAACTCGACATCGAAGTTGTTTACTGCACTTACAAGAGAAGAGCTAAAGAGTTTTGTTCCTGCTACGCCTATAGTCTCTTTAATAAGTCCTTCGTATCTATTCTGCTGTACTGAAGAAGATATGTCATACGAGTATTCTTGGTAGTAATCGTTATCGTGTATTCTCTTATTTTTGTCGCTTATGAAAGATGATGATGTCTTCCATGTTCCTTCAGTAGATCCTGTTCCTAGTACTCTCACGTTTGCAGTCGCAACTACGTTTCCGTAAGAAGAGCTTCCTATCTCGTCGCACACAATATTCACTGTCTCGCCGTCAGTGAATCTATAGCCGGTGTTCTCTAATTTAATGTCTTTAATTTGACCAGTACCATAACTAGCTTGACCACTTATAACAGCGTTGCCGCCCATGGGAAGCGAGTTTGCGTCACGAGTACTACCAGTCACATCAACGAGTAATCCATTGAAGTTAATCTGCTTAGAGTCGTCGAAGTCATAAAAGCTTAACTGACGGAAGTAGAAGTCGTTACCTACTCTCTTGACGAACTTAGCCTTTGCTGTATACGCTATCGTATTACCTTCGGATTGAGTGAGAGTAGGCTCACTCGCATAATTACCAGTGCTATTTGATACTATGATCGACGTAATATCGACATTGGCTATATTTTCAACTCTTCTTGCCTGTGTTATCTGGTCGTTAATACTGAATGATAGATTAACAGTACTTGGAAAGTTAAAGATGATATCTTTCTTATTGAACTTTAATATGCTAGAATTTTCTATATTGGAGTATACGTCATTCTCGTAGTCTATGCCACCAGGCACTAATGTAAGCGAGTCGATTGTACCTATAGTGAATGTGATTGGTGTGAATGCGTCACCTAATGTAGTGCCTATATTCTCAGCACCAGATCCACTCATTCCATAGTCATCATCCCCGCCGAAGTTATCGCCTGCATTACCTATAGTACCTGCATTCAATACTACTGACTCAAAGTCCCCAACTTGATCTGTGATTAGTGTCACAGTTTCACTGTTAGTAATCGAAGATAGTGTATAGCTAGATGATACATTGTATGCAGAGGTGGTTAAGAAAGTTACTGTCTTACTCGGATCGTGATTAACAATGAACTGAGACTGTGTACCTGAAGTCAATGTAACGAAGTCGTCATAGACTCCTTGTTGAGGTAACAGAACTGATTCGATGAATTCTATCTTACTCGCAGTAAGTACTCCTGCGTTGTACGATGATCCTGCTGCATAGAGCATATATTCAGTCAATGCTAAGAAGTCGTCGTTATCTATGTTCGTGTCGGCATCAATGTCACCAATCTTTCTTGCGCTATATACGCCGTCGATTGTAAGTGTGCTCTTATATATCTTACTAACTTCGCTCAATATAGGATCTGATCCAAGAACAGCTCTATTCAACTCAGTGAGAAGAATATTATTATCGTTGCCTGTATATGTCTTAGCCAGCTCGACAATTCTATCAGCATTATTCATTGTCTTGATATACAACAAAGGATGTACATAAGCAATGACGACAGCAGAACCTTTCATTCCGCTTGCGACTGCTGTAGCACCAGTAGCTGTAGTTACGATATTCGTTCCATAAGCGTTGATTATATCGCCAGTCTTAATCGCTTGAGTATTATCAGACTTGACAATCAATACTTGATTACTGATACCGACATCGTTTGAGGCAGAAGATGTTACGGGATCAGCATAGCCAAATCCGCCATCAGTGATCTCGTAGTTTATAGATCCAGTCTCTGCTGTAGACGTAGCAGTAACAAATGCTGATGCATCAATACCAGACTGAGTAGATACGACTTTTACTTTATCGCCTATCTTCTGATCAGGCTGTCTACCCAGACGACTAACAGATATAGAACTCAAGCTGCCTTGAATTAGCTTACCGATCAATGAGTCTACAGTAGCTCTTGTTCTTGTAAGACCGTCATCTGATATAAAGCTGCCGGATATGTTTGAGAGATATATAATAGGCGATAGTGCGCCCGAGAAGTTAACGAAGATTATCTCGTCAACAAATGCTGAAGCAAGCGATACATTACCAGTTAGCTTATCGCCTTTCTGTATAGGATAGTTGTCTATCGTATATACAGGCAACATCTCAAGATACGTATCGCCACCGAATACAGAATCAGACGGCTTTAATATTGCTGTGCTAGGATAGAATACGTCGATATCTTCATCAAAGAATAGTCTGAATAGAAGTCTCAGAGACTCCTCAGAACCCTTTCTCTTGTATAAGTCAGAGATATGCTTTATAATGAAACGAGTATCGACAACAGTATCGATAGGCAAATCAGCAAGATACTTCTTCTTATAGTAAACAAGAAAAGTTGTCAACGTAGTATCGATATCTTTTAGCTTAGGAATATCTCTATCATTCGTCGCATCAAAATGTGTGTAGTATGCTGTAATAAAGTCTACAAGAAAGCTGCCCTCTTCCCGATATATACTAGGAAACTGAGAAGCTATATCTGAGTAGATGTTATCATTTATTGTAAGACTCATATATTAGACTACCAATGGTGTTGCTGTTACTGTGACATCTTCTGCTCTAATCGTAATGATACGATCTTTAGGTGGCTTGACATCTTTATTAACACTGCTTACAGTGAACTTGATAGCCTTTCCTACGTAAGAACTCACATTCAAGTTGATTAATCTTACAGCGCCGGTAGTATAGTTTATAGTGCCGACAGATGATTTAAACACAGTAGGAACATCACTGTTATCTGTAACAAGCATTAAATTGCCAATACCGTCATCTTGTATAATCACGGGCGTGCTATCTACTGTGAACTGCGAGCTTCTCAGAGCAGAGACAAACGATGTGAATCCTGTAATAGCATCAAATGCATACGGCTGTACTAACGCAGTCTCAAACGTGAACGATGGGCTACTTGCTATATCTAGAGCCGGGACATATTCGATAATGGGCTTCGCTATAATGTCACTACTAACAATCGATATATCTAGAGCATCAAGATAGGCTCCAAGCTTAGATTGACGAAGTGTCTTATTGAAGTCATTGAGATTAGTATCTTGAAAAGCAGTAATAGCATTCGCTACTTCTATCTGTAACTGAGCCGCTGATTTATTCGTTGAGTTGTTATCATAAGCTACTGCTACACTAACATCAACATACATAAACTTAGCCGGTAGAAATATTGGCTCAATAGTAAGCGGAGTCTTATCACTTAGATACTCTTTGAAGTTCGTGATCTCGTAATCAGCAGCGCCTTCACCCCCAGTAACATCGACTGAGATGATAACTTTTCCGAATTGTGGGGGATCTACTTCATCACCGCCATACACACTAATCGCTTGAATGTTCGGAAATCTAGCACGAAGCAGTGTTTCATAGTCTCGCTTCGTTACTGCTCTCTCCTGCACTTGGAGAGCCTTAGGAGCGAACGTCCGAATAGAGTCGATATCTTCAGCGAGAGAGCCGCCACTTGTTATCGCATTCAAAGATATAGTGATCGATGACGCGCCGCCAAATCCCCCGCTAGTCAGACTTGAAATCCCGTTCGCAGAAGGTCCTGCAGTTACTCTATATGTCGCTATGATAGA